TCTTTTCGAGTACGCCGTATCGTACGATTGTATGATATATGAGCAAGATGGCGGTGTTGAGTGAGGCCACTCCATCCACCACTCCTTTTTAACGATTGCGCCTTCCGTTGCAGTCGGATTTTGTAGCCATTCGGAGCTCCAGTGACGCGCGTCCAGTGAGTTTTTAACCTTTTCGAGTGCTTCTGAGGTCCAGAACTCTGGCCAAAGCGGTTTTCCTGACTTAGGCAGCACTGCAGGGAACTCAATGACCTCCCACTGGTCTGCTTTAGGGTTTTTAGTCTGTTCTTGGAGTAATTTACCCGTTAAATCCTTGACCGACCAGCGAGTTTGCACCACGAGTATGTTTCCACCCGGCATTAAACGCTGTCTTGGGCCTGCTAGGTAGTATTCCCACACATCATCGAATACTTTAGGTTGCGATACGCACGATTCAGTAAACGGGTCATCGATAATCAGTAGGTCTGCACCACGGCCTGTTACAGAAGAGCCGACACCCGCGGAAAATGACTCTCCGCCCTTGTTAACCTGCCAGCGACCCGCTGATTTGGAGTCTGAACGCACTTCAATGCCTGGGAATACGTCTTTAAACCTATCTGAGCCGATTACATCCTTCACTTGACGACCGAACTTCACTGCGAGCTCCGCGACATTCGCAATGTTCATGAGTTGCGCTGTAGGGGAGTTGCCGATAAAGAACGCTGGCAGGTATTGGGAGGTTAAATAGGACTTACCATGCCTCGGAGGCATGTTGATAATGATTCTTTTGTCATTTTCGTGTACGATTTTATTGAAAGCTGCGCCCATTATCGCGTGATGCTTGCCAACCATGAAGTTCGGGTCCATGTACTGACAGAATGCTATGAAATCCTTTCTACAGAGTTCCATATGCTTACGATGTGCGAGGTCCTCTCTCAAGGAAAGCGCTTCACGTAACTGAGGTTCTGTTAATGAGGTGTAGTCTAACTGAGTTGTGTCCTCCTCTGCTGTTACTGCAAAGGGGTCGTTGTTACTCACTTGAAGTCGGCGTTACTAAACGGCATGTCGGCGCTATCCACTGGCTCTGCCGCAGGTTCCAAGTCCAGTATAGGAGTGACTTGCTTTCCCTCTAGAGCCTGGAGTCTTTTAATTACCTCGTCCTTGGATATCTGCTCTGCTCCGTCGTCTTTTACTTCTTCAGCCTTCATCTTCGGGAAGCAATACGCGGCTACCTCTTTGTGACACTGAATTCTATCTTTGATATCAACTTCCTCGTCCATAGCGAGTTCTGCCATAGCTAGTACAGGGTTGTAGTTGGGGTAGTTAATTGCTAGCAGATTTGCTACAAATTTTTTTCGACTTGCCATATTCTCCTTTGGTGCACGTTTTACTGTGAGCGTTTAGTTTAGCATATTAATTTTTTTTTGACAACCCTAATTTCACACTTATTAAGTTTTAATTGGGAATTTTTACTGGACGCGCCTAAATACACACTTGACTTTAGTAGAATGAAAAAAATCGGATAAAGAACCCGGAAAAGTGACTGGGACTCCGCCGTTGCTGTGCGGGGGGGTGGGTGGCGCGTATCATGCCGATTTAAAGTGCTACCCGCCACAAATACCACGCAACACAGCCCAAACACCACGCCACGCGCGCCAAAACGTGCCCTTAAACGTGCGATTATAAGTAACCCGCTACAAATACCCGCCGTCGATTTAAAGTACTTTAAATCGACGATTTAAAGGGCAACACGCGACGCGCGCCACGCATTACCCGCAAAAGGGCGCCCGCATTTCATTTTACAATATAGGGCGAACGGCTACAAGCCACACGGGGCGCGGGTTATAGGTCGGTTGAAACGTGGTATCTAAGGGCGATTTAAAGTTTATTTGTTAAATAGTGTTTACTAAGTGTGTAATTAGGGTATTATCCATGGCATGGAATCAAGCGAAACGCGCCACGCCGTTCCTAGTACTACATAAATAGAGCGCATAACAATAAGGAATAAAACAAATGACTACACTAAACGAAACACTAACCGCACTACTAGATACACACAGTGCAAGCGATATTAACAATGAGTTGTATAACATACAGCAACGCATTAACCGTATTGCAGAGCTAACAGCACAACGTGACAGCATAACAGCCGAGCTTAATACACTAACCGGCACACAGCACACAACAGCAACCGAAACGGTGGCAGAGCTAACCGGCGCAATTGAATTAGAGCAACGCGAGTTGTCGCGCCTTGTATCAATATCTAGCGGACGTGCTCGCGGTATGACTTTGGGTATCGAGATTGAATTCATAGCGCCCGTGCGTATGAGTACTTTTAGAGACTGGGTACAATCACAACTAAACAGCGACGATGGCAATACAATACGCATTTCAAATCAGACAGGCGGGCTACATAACAACACCGCCACAATGTGGCAAATAGCCCGTGACAGTAGCATTCACGCGGGCGCAGGCTACGGCATGGAATTAATAAGCCCTATTCTAAAGGGTGAGAAAGGGCTAATGCAAGCCGTCGCAATCATGGATGCAATAGAGCACTGTGGGGCGTATGTTAACCGCTCGTGCGGTGTGCACGTTCATTTTGGCGTAGAGCGCATGGAATATGCAAGCGTGTTACGTATCATTGAGACGTATGCCTTAAATCAGGAGTTGATAAAAAAGACACTACCGGCAAGCCGTCGCAATCAACACTTTATTAGAGACTTACCAATCAATGCGAATGACCGCAATGGGTTCGATACTTACGGCGCATCGCTTGCACGCTTTCAAGAATTTGCATCCGGTAATTTTTCAACGCAAGAGGTGGTAGCAAATATGGGCGGTAGCGCTAGTTATCACGACAGCCGTTATTTTGCGGTAAATCTATTAGGCGCATATACTAGACACAAGACAATCGAATTTAGAGCACTAGCCGGCACTGTTGAAAGTGAAAAACTTGAAACGTGGGTACGCTTTTTACACCTAATCGTAAAATCTGCTGAAACTAATCGCGATACCAATCGCGCATATGACAACATCACGGAAATGTGCGCCACGCTAGCAGATAAAACAGATTTAAACCTAGAGCACGCAACGCGAAACCCTACTACTGATTGGGCGCAAATGGTAACCGCCATTAAAACCGGTACCGATAACAGCAACACGCAAAGCCCGTACCGCTCCCGCGCTAAAGCGCAACTAGCCGGCAAGGCAATCGGCGAATGGTTACAGCAACGTGCCTACACCATCAACGGCTAGACCGCCAAATTGCCCCGTAAAGGGGCGATTTAAAGTCAACCCTAATCAGTACATCAATTAAAAATAACAATTAAAGGAATAAAGAATATGACACACACAACACACAAAAACAGAATCAAAAACCAAAAGCGTGCAAAACAATCACGCACAACTAGAAACACAGACCTACAGAAAATGCGCTACGCCCTACGTGGTGGCAGAAACTTTAATTAACCCAAAGGAAAACTAAAAATGACTTACTCACACCTAACAGATAATGAGATGCTATCTCTAATAAATAACAACACGCAAGACAAAACAAGCGCACAACTAATTGATGTAATCGAAAGCCTGTCCGAAAGGGTAGAACAAGCGCAAGTAGACACGCAAGACGCGCTCGATGATATTGCTAATACACTAGATGAGTTTAATACCGCCTACGCAACCGTCTCTAATGATATTGACACCACTATAACCGATGAGTACAGCGCAGAATTAAAACTATTGCGTGACACCATTAAAAACTACTTATAACAACCCAAAAGGATAAACCACAAAATGACAAATAAGGAATTAAACCAAATGCTACTAGCTTTAAGAATCGCCTTTATGGGCGCTTTAATCGTACTACCCATATCAGCAGTAGTTATGGACATAATAACGGCATTTACATGCCTTGCCGTAATCGTAACAATAGCAGTTGCCTACCCCCTAATTAAAAAGGAAATTAAATAATGGAAAAAGAATACAGAACACAAAAACAATTTTTAATTATTGCAGATAGCGCAATAAATGGTAATTGGTCGATAGCA